CTTGTGGCAGACATCTGGGTGCCGTGGCTGATCTGCAACGACGCCGGGCCGATTAGCTGGACCATGCAGACGGACGAGATGATTGACCGTCACGCGAAGTCACGGCTGAACCCGATCTTCGAGTCGTGCAAGCCGGTCGCCGCGATGCTTCCGCGAGTCGGGCCGCACCGGACGACGACCGAGATTTATTTCGGCGGCTTCTTTTTCCTGCTAAACCCGGCGAACCTTTCGAGCCAACAGTCGCAGTCCATCCGCTACAAGATCAACGACGAGATTTGGCTTCCGAAGTGGCAGGAGGTTTACGGCCACGCCGTCGCCCGCGTCTCGCGTTTCGAGGAGGTCGGGCGCTCGAAGATTTACAACACGAGCCAAGCGCCGATTATGGACCTCGAAACCGGCAACGTTGAGGACACGAGCTTCCGCCAAGGCACCCAGCAGGAGTGGAGCACTGAGTGTCCGGCGTGCCACAAGGTGCACCCGGTGGCGTTCGCGTTAGACAAGAACGAGGAGACCGGCTTGCGCGGCGGCGTGGTCTGGGACGCAGCGGCGCGGCGCGATGACGAGACGTGGGACGTTGCGCGAGCCGTCGAGTCGTGTCGCTTCCGTTGTCCGCATTGCGGCCACGAGTCGCCGGACACCGACACGACGCGCACCGGCTGGAAGCGGGCCGGGCGGTTCGTTTCGCTGAACGAGGCGGCGCCGGCTGAGATTCAGAGCTTCCGCGTCGAGTCGCTTGTCAGCCGTCCGATGCGCTTGCTGGTCGAAGAATTCTGCGAGGCGGACAATCATTTCGTGCGTCAAGGTGACGACAAGATGAAGATCGAGTTTAAGACCAAGCGCGAGGCGCGGCCGTGGATTGTCGAGAAAAAGGTCGTCAACCTATTCGTGCAGGCGAGCGACTACAGCGTCGCGCAGTTCTCCAACGGCGAGGCAATCGACGGCGAGGTCATTCGCTTTATGGCCGTGGACCGGCAGCAAGACCACTGGTGGGTGGAAATCGGCGCTTTCAGCTCGGCGACTGGGCCGACCTACCGGCAGCTTTATTTTGGGCGCGTCGAGACGCGGGACCAACTGCGCCAGATTCAGCATCGTTACAAGGTGCAGGATTCATGCGTTGCCCAAGATCGCGGATACCGACCCGCCGACGTGGACCGCGATTGCGCGGACTTCGGCTGGCGAGGGATGCGCGGTTACGCTCGCAAGACTTGGACCATGCGCGACGAGGCGAGCGACAAGCTGATTAACTTCCCGTTCTCGGAGCCACGAGTGAGCGACTACCGGGGCGGCGATGTGTTCTATTACGACTGGAGCGGCGACTATTTCAAGGACCTGCTCGCGAACGCGCTGGAAGCCAAGGGCGACCTCAAGTGGCTTTTGCCGAAGGACGTAAACCCGCTCTACCTCGAACACCTCAAGGGCGAGTCAAAGGTTGAGATTCGGACCGGCGTCTGGGAGTGGAAAGAGGTCAAAAGCAACGCGCCGAATCACGGTTTGGACACCTCCGCAATGCTCCTCTGCATGGCGACGATTGCAAACGTGATTCGCTACGCAGCGCCGAAGGAATAAGGCCGGTTTGACGTTTCGAGCCTTGGTATGCTCGACAACCCATTTCTCGGACTGGACACCGCGACGCTGACGGCGCTCAAGACCAAGACGATTGACGCGATACAGGCGGTGCTGCTCAACCAGAGTTACAGCCTAAACGGCAAGAGCGTGAGCCGGGCAGACCTAAACGCGCTCAACAACATGCTCGGCAACTTGCAAGACGCCTTGACCGACGCAGCCGGAACGTCAACCGATACGACCTTCGTGAGCTTCAACGGAAACTGACATGAGCACCGACTTTTTCGACGCGTCAAAACTGGTCGCGCAAAAACCTTGGATTGACCGGGCGCTTGAGAACATCGCGCCGACGTGGGCGCTCAAGCGTTTGGAGGCACGCGTCGCGAAGTCGCTTTTCGAGTATAACGCAGCGCGGACCAATCGCCTTTACACGCCGAAGCAATACACGCAGCCGGCTGAAAGTTCGCAGAATCAGCGGGACCGCGTGGTCATGATGTATGAGGCGCGGGACCTCGTGGACAATTTTCCCGAGGCGCGGGAAATCTCGCGCAAGTTCGGACTCTACCTGACGCCGCACGAATACTCACCTACGACCGGCGACCGCGACTACAACCGCGTGATTGACGACTACTTTCACGCGTGGTGCAAAAACTGCGACGTGACGAACCGGCACAGCTTCAAAAAGCTCGTGCAGCTCGCGGCGGAAGAGCGACCGATTGACGGCGACTGCGGCTTTGTGATTCGGCGCAGTGGCGAGGGTTTGAAACTCCAACTGGTGCCGGCGACGCGCATCGGCAATCCGAACGAGTCAGCCGTCGCCTCGAACAATTACTTTCAAGGCGTCGTGACGAACGACTTCGGTCAGCCGGTCGCTTACCGGATTTTTCGCGTTGATCGTAACGGCGTTTACTTCGGAGCTGAGGACATTCCGGCGAATCAATTCTGCCACTACTTCGACCCGTTCCGCGTCGATCAATACCGGGGCGTCACGGACCTGCACAGCGCAATCCAGACGGCGCGGATGCTGCACGAAATCTTGCAGGCGGAAAAGGCCGGCGTTCGTTTCTCATCGCAGCAGGCGGCGCTGATCTTCAACGACCGAGGCACGGCCAACCCGCGCAACCTTTTCCAGCCTAATCCGACGATGTCGCTGCCGAGCGGGCAGACGCAGAAAAACGAGCTGACCGAGGTCGGCATGATTCGGTATTTTCAAAACAGCGACCGCGTCGAGGTCATGCCGTCGCGTCCGTCGCAGGCGTTCACCGGATTCGTGCAGCACCTTATGCACGAGATCGCGCTCGGCGTCGGCGTTCCCGAGGGCGTGCTTTTCGGCACGCAGGAATACAAAGGGCCGAGCGTCCGCGCAGAATTTGCGGCGGCTGATCGAGTGTTCACGAACAAGCAGGGCGTGCTTACCGACAAGGTGCTCGACCCGATCAAGGACGCCGTGATTCTCGACGCCATTGCACGCGGCGAGATCGCACCGCCTCCGCTTCTCGCGGGCGAGACAATGGTTCAAGCGCTGCGGCGGGCGACGAAAGGCGAGTGGCGTTTCCCGGCCAAGCTCTCAATCGACGTGGGCCGCGAGAGCGCCGCGAACATGAATGAGAACCGGCAGGGCGCGAAGTCGCTGCAAGAGATCGCGGCCGAGGAAGGCACCGACGCTTTTTCAAGGCTGGAGCAGATCGCAATTGAGGCCGGCTTCGTGAAGGAACTCGCGGTTAAATACGGCGTGCCGGAGACGGCGATACGCCTCACGACGACCTCACTCCCCAGCACGCCAGCAGCCGCAGCCGCAGCCGGCGACGCGGTGGGAGCGAGCGCAGCCGAGGCGCAGGCGGCGAGCGTCGCGGCGGCACCCGCCGCAATCGAGCCGGTTCAGCAAGTGCAGAACGACGCGAATCTCGTCACGATCAACTTCGCCACCGACTCCTACATTCCGACGAACGCGATGGCGGAAAACGCTCGCCGTGCTCTCGACGTGCGCGAGCAAAAGCCAATCTCACAGCGCGGCATGACGAGTATCGGCATCGCTCGGGCGCGTGACCTCATGAACAAGCGGCCAATGTCCGAGGACACCGTTCGCCGCATGAAAGCATTTTTCGACCGGCACCAAGCCGACAAGCAAGGCGAGACGTGGAAGGACCAAGGCAAGGGCTGGCAGGCGTGGCACGGCTGGGGCGGCGACGAGGGCTATTCGTGGGCGACGGCCATCGTTGAGCGTTTGAACAAGCAGGAAGTGCCAAAGGAACTGAACGCCGAACCGTTCGTGATTCGTGAGGCTTTGCTCAAAAACAAGGACGCCGCCGAGGTGTTCAAAACATTCTGCAAGACCGCTTCGCCGACGCTCGAAGAAATCGACAAGCAGCAACGCGTGGTCAAAATCTACCGCAAGGTTTCGGAGATTTTCGACACGTTGAAAAATCGCACCAACTAAGATGAGCACAAAGACCGACCACGAAGAACAGTTGGGCGCGATCATCCTCCATCACGCCGAGGAACTGCAGCGCATGGCGGCGGAGATTCCGCAGCTTCGCACGGCGCTGGCCGTCGCCGAGCACGAACGGAAATCGCTGGCCGATTCTCCGAGCATGGTTTCCGCCGTCGCGAACCTCGCGCAAATCATCAC